TACGCGCTTATACGGATTTGTCTCCGTGATATCAACAGCCTTTTCCGCCGCTGCGTAGGCAAAAGGCTCACACTCGAACACGATAGGCAGCTCCGCCATGAGCAGAGCCTTAGCCTCGGGGACGGGCAGGTGTACAAATGCGTAGAGTATCTCGTCTGGTGCTGTCGATATACTCAGCACTCCGTAGCCGCGAAGTTTGGCATATATATCATGCAGCTTCTCAGCACTTGCATCTGTGATAACTGCGTATGCTGTAAGCTCAGCATTGGGGTACCATTGTTTTTCGTGCGATGACTGCTGAGGTCTGCCCGGTATAGCCGTGAACTCCCTTTCGGGCTGCCATGTAGGACGGATCATCGGAGTTGTGATTATCAGTCCCAGAGCGTCGGAGCTGATGCCGTTAAAAATAAATGTGCTCATGCTATCACCTGCCTTTTCCCTGCTCGATACGGCGCTCGGCTGTTGCCATGTCCTCAGCCATGCCGTATACGTCATATTTATCTCTCACCGTCGCGTAGACGGTGTTGTTGTAGTTGTTGATAGTTGTACCGCTGCCTGCTCCGACAGGGGTGTTCGTTGCCGTGCGGCTCAGAGGGGTTATCTTGATACCGCCGTTCATGACCTGAAGGAGCTCAGGGCCTGCCTCTGCGACAATTCCCTGCTGCCCTATGCCTATGGTGCCGCCGGTTGCGTGAAAGTCATAGCCCTGACTTTTCCAGTATTCGTAGTCCGCTTGGCTGTTGATGCTGTGCTTGTTGATGGGGTCCGACTCCCAGTACAAGTCTTCGAGATACTCCGAATATCGAGCTTTGAAATTATATCCGAAAACGTCTCCAAGCTCATATCCTTTTTCTGTCGCCCACTGAAGGAGTCCCTGAATGTCAAAACCGCTGTCGAGCTGTGACTGATACTTTTTCGTGAACTCGTCCGTAAACAGTCCGCCGACGTCTTCGCCACTTGCTATGCCCCAGAGAAGGAGTTCCGATATGTTATAGCCTTTGTCAAGCTGATCCTGAACTATCTTCGTGTAGTCTTCTTGAAAAACGTCTCCGACGTCGAGTCCTGCTTCCTTCGCCCACTTGGCAAGCTCAGTTATGTCAAAGCCGTCATCGAGCATTTTCTGCACGTTCTCGCGGAAAGTCTCATCGAAGGCTTCATTTGCATCAAGGCCCGCGAGCCTTGCAGAGTTTACGACCTCGCCCATCTCCTGCATGATGGCGTTAGCTTCCTTCTGCCGCCAGTTCTTGGAGTAGAGCTCTATATCCGAGTATATCTTTTCAAGACTTGCCTTGTACGCTTCTTTTCTTTCGTCGAGACTGCTCTTGGTATCTTCGAGGATTTCCTTATTCGCGTTTTTCTCGGTGTAAAGGATATCCTTGACATCGTCGTACCTCTCCTCTGCAAAGGCTTTTTCTGCGTCATCAAGGCGGTGCATATAGTCGATAGTGCTGTCAAATGCCTGCTTCGCATTCTGCCGGAGGTCTCCCGCATCCATTGTCGTCTGCTTAGCGTCAAGCCACTGTTGAGCTGCTTCTGCTCCCTCTTTTGTGCCAACTCCCCAATCGTATGCGTCGAGATATTCTTGTGCTGTTATATCCCAGTTCTGGGTTACTCTGCGGAAATTTCTCTCTGCTTCTGTCTCAGCGGTTCTTGCAGCAGTGTACTGACTGTCGTACTTTTCGTAGTTCGCCTGAGCTTCTGCGTTCTGACGCATCATTGCCGAGTTCATCGCCATGTACTGATCGACAAGGGCCTGTGCTTTTTTCTTCTCGATCACCTTGTCGATCTCTGATGCAAGCGTCTTGTAGTTCTCAATCTGGTTGCCTGTCATGGTGTACTCGGTACCGAGAGCACTGTTGAGCTCACCGAGGATATACTCAGCTCGTTTCTTGTCGGCATCCTTGACTCTGCCCGAGGCATCTGCGAGGCTGTCGAGCTCTTTCCAGAGGTCTTCGGTGCGCTTGGACTCGTTCTCGATATCGCGGGCGCGATCGTTAAAGTCGTCCTTCATCTTTTTGATCTCTTCGCGGGCAGCGTCTGCGGCTTCCTGCTCCGCTCGGAACTGCTCAGCGACTTCGGCAGATATATCCGTCTCCTCTTTCTGAGTGACGATAAGAGCACCTATTGCGACGGTAAGACCGACAATTGCTGCTGTGACTGCTACGGCGGGATTTGCAAGCATAGAGCTGTTGAGGAGCTTCTGTGCTCCGTCTGCTGTCTTCATAGCCGTGGCAAGTCCCTTGACAGCTTCTGCGCCCTTCAGCGCGGTGCTGGCTATCTTCCATGAGGCATAGGCAGCGCCTACTCCCTTGATAAGCGGGAGCATTTCCTCGCCAAACTTGATGATCTTCGGGAGGTCGTCAACGCCCTTGCTGACGATCTTTTCCACCTTCGGCAGGACTGCCTCGCCGAGCTGTGCAAGCTCAAGCTTGAGGTTGTTCAGCGCGACTTTTGCCTTGTCTGGGGCGTCCTGAGTTGCCTCGAAGGTCTCAGAGACTACATCGCGCATATCGTCATAGCCTGCGGTGAGATCGTCGAGGCTAAAGCGCTGCTCTCTGATAGCCTGAGTCATAGCAGCGGCGCCCTTCTTGCCGAAGAGATCCGTCGCTATCTGGAGAGCGTCGGTCTCGTCCTTAGCGCCCTTGATGCGCTCAATGGTCTCGCCGAGGGCTTCTGTCATCGTCTTTCCGTCGGCTGTTGCTTCCTGCTGTGCTTTCTGCAAGCCCTTGATTGCCGTCGATGTGTCGATACCGTTCGCCTCGAACTGTCCGAGGAGTTCTGCGGACTGCCTGATATCAAGTCCCAGCTCCTTAAAGGTTGCGGAGTTGCTGAGGAGCTCTGACTCAAGGCTGTTGAGGTCCTTTCCTGTCCTCTGCCCTACGTCGGTCAGTGTATCGAGGACCTTTCCTGTGTTCTTTGTGTCCTCCTGGAAGGCTTTCATGATGCCCGAGACGTTGCGGACACTGCCGGCTACCTCTGTATCATTCACTTCGGCATACTTCAGGAAGTACTCTGTCAGGCTTTCGAGCTCGTCACCTGTTGCTGCGAACCTTGTATTGATTTCACCAACGGCGGCGCCGGTATCTGACATCTCGACAGGAAGGGCACCGAAAACGCTATCAGCGACGCTCTGGAGTTCTTCAAGGCTCTGCCCTGTGGCTCCTGTCTTCTTGATTATTGTATCATAACCTTCGTCGATTTCTTCCCATGCCTCCTTCGCGGAGGACATGAGCTTCTCAAAGCCGTCTGCTGCGAGCTGTGCAACTGCTCCCTTGAGGACCGTGAAGCCCTCGGCAGAGCTCTCCGCGGTATTCCCCATCTTATCGAGATTGCCGGAAGCTTTTCCGGCTTCTCCGCTCAGCTCCTCGACGTGCTTTCCTGCGTCCTCAGCCTCGGCGCCGAGCTTCTCTGTCTCAGCTCTGGCTCTTTCAAGTTCGCGCTCAAATGCACGATACTGATCTTCGCCGATGGACTTGTTGTCAAACTGCCTTTGAATTTCTTCCTGTGCGTCTTCGAGGAGCTTGAGCTTATCCTTAGAGCTTTCGAGTGTCTTGTTGAGCAGTTCCTGCTTCTGCTGCCAGAGTACGGCAGAGTCAGGAGCCTCCTTGAGGGCTCGATTGACTTCGGACATCTCGGCTTTTGCCTTGCGGCCTTTACTCTCGACGGATTTAAGCGCCTCTTCCAGCTTGACGGTATCACCCTCATACTGTATGGTGATACCCTTGATTTTTTTACTCGCCATTCTTTCGCCTCCTTATCGCTGGACAGCTATTTAGTTTATCCCGGTCGGGCTCTGTAGCTGATATATTTTTTGCGTGCTCAAGTTGGTCGATGCCTTCCGCGGTGCGGCTGTAGTTCCACACGATGGCATCGTGAAATAACTTCCAGAAGTCCGTGATAGGGAGCTTCCAAACTTCCGAAAAACTCATGCGTGCATACTCGGCTACTGCCTTGATATGTGTTGTGGCGCAATCATACGGGAGTACAGTCTGTGCAGTTGACTGCACAGGCGGGGCTTTGTATTCAGGTGTTTCTTTGAGCTGAGCGAGCCATGCTCCGAGCCTGACTTCGAGTGCAATTATATCCAGTGCTGAGAGCTTGTCTCGCACTGTTATCCCCTCGATATTCCGCGAGAGGTATTCCTCGGCGGCGTCGATTTTCTCATAGCTGTTTATCGGGCTGAAAAGCCCGTCGCACTCTCTGACGGTCGGTACTCCTATCGTCAGGACCTGCGCCCCCAATCTAAACTGAAAAGCCTGCATTATTACCTCCATCTATGAAAAAAGGCGAGCCGAAGCCCGCCTTATACTATGACTCAGCTTCGGTCTGAGTCTCATTATCTTCTTTCTGCTCCTCTCTTATGAGGGGCACTCCACGGCAATTCTTATCGGTGGAGAGCTCTTCGAGACGCTCTGCCGTGGGCTTGAGCCCTCTGCGCGGATAAGCGTCGCCGGGAAAATACTTGCGGCGATTATCCTGCTTGTCCTCGAAGTACTCAATTACCTCGTACCTCATATCATGCTCCTGCGTCGATGTTTTCCTCGTCTTTAATGAGAAGACTACCGTCGCTGAACGGCTCTGCCTGTATTCTTGGCGTGATTGTAGTAGCCTGTCCGTTTCTATAAGACGCAGCGAAACCGTTGACATTTTTACCAATCATAGTGAATCTGACATTGCCCTTTTTCTTGTCCTTATGTACGGCACGGAAAAGGTATGTTTTCCCGTTGTCGTTACATACACCGCCGATCTTGGTCCTTCTCTTGGCGCTTGCGCCTGTTCCAGATACGGTTGCCGATGCTGTCGAGATAAGCTTGGTGAGAGTGTCACCATTCCAGGTGATCAAACCGAAGCTCATATAGCCATTGTCTTCGACGAGCTCGTTACGAGCAGCCTTACCGTCGTCAGACTTTACAGAGAACCACGTCGTCTGATACTCGAACTCCGCACCGTCCTTGGTGCGGCCGATAAGGTTAGCGTCTACCTCAAGGGTAGCATCTTCGGGAATATCCGATATTGCTGTACCGGTCCACTCTGTGACATATATGTCTACGGAGCCGATCGCGATACGATCTTTTTCCTGTGTGTATGTAGTGTTATCAGGCATTGCTATTTTCCTCCTCTATGTACTGTATTGTGCGGAACGAGAATACTGTAAGCAGCATTTCCTCGTTCTCAAGCGCTGTATCGCCTTCCTTGTCGATCTCTACCTCACGGAATAGATTTTCCAGCCTGCGCTCCAGCTGAGGATCCTTGTCCTCAGTGTAAAGCTCTATCGTGATTTCAACGTCACGATAAAGGTTGTAGTTGTCGGCACCTGTTATTTCGGTGTCGGACTCGTAATATACGATGAACGGCAGCTTCTGAGCTTTCTTAAATCTCAGATATGCTACCGGTAAGCCAAGCGACAAGAGTCTGTCGCGGATCTCTTTCAGTTCCATCACAGCCCCTCCATCAGCTTGTCAAGTTCTTTTTCGGCGTGCTCATTGACTATCGAGATATGCGGTATAGGGTCGGCATTTCCGACCACTCTCTTAGTGCCGTTCTTTACGACGTGGCCGTTTTCGAGCAGATGCGTGAGACCGCCTTTCACGTTGTAAATCGTCACTCTCGTGACACCGCGCTCTTTTTCGATGATACATTTCCACTTCTTGCGGTAGTCGCCCTTTTTCAGCTTCTTACTGCTCCCCTTATATACGGGAGAGAGACGCTTGAGCTCCTCGACCGCATTGTTAGCGATATCGACAAGCCCGTTTTCCATCTCTTCCACGACCTCCTCGGTCATGGTTCTGGTCGCCTCGGCGAGAGCCTCGACGAACTCATCCGGGGTAATGATCTCATTCATGATCTTTCTCCCTCTGAGCCTTGATGATAAGCAAAGAGTCAGCTTCGACGAGGTTGTCAATGCTTACTATGTTGTAGTAGTGTCCTCTGTACTTGATGCGGTAGCTATCCGTTGTCATGTCTTCAAGCTTGCTGCAATAGCGGATTTTGAAGTTCTTGACTGCCTTATCACGGGGCTCCTTGGCGGTGTAGCTCTCCTTGTCGGAGTCGCCTCTTACCGCGGCCCAGCACGTGTGATAGTTAGTCCAGCCGGGAAGCTGATTTCCAATCGTGTCGTACTGCTCCTCTGAGCTTGCCTGCTGTATCGTGATGCGCTTATTCAGGCGCCCTACATCTGTTTCAAGCATCATCGTCGGTCATCTCCTGCTCCGCTTGCAGCTGCGCTATGATAGATCTTATCGTGTACTGTGCTTTAACGCCTGCTTTCTCCACGGAGTAGCTGCGCTTTTCATAGAGCTCTGTGATAATTACGAGGGCGAGGAGCCTTACCCTCGCATCATCGTAATTGCAAGAGCCGACTGCTGCGTTGATGTAATCAGTAGCGACATCCGCCATCAGCTCGATGATATTATCGTCGTCGTCAAAGTCGACCTTTAAAAACTGCTTTATAAGTGATAGCTCCATGAGGTCCTCCTTTCCGACGAGTTAGAGCTTATTCCTGTGCCGCAAGTATCTCGGCGATTATGTCAGCTTTCTTGGTTGCTGTCAGTGTGATGTTCATGTCTTCAGCGAGAGCCCTCAGCTGAGCAACTGTCAGAGCTTCGAGCTCTTCCTGCGACAGCTCGCCGTCGCTGTTGGTATCAGCGGCGGCAAGGGTCTCAGAACTCTCGCTCGTTATTCCCCCAGTGCGAGCTTGCCGAAGCAGTAGCACTTGTCGGAGGCGTCAGGCTGAGTAACATCCACCCACTCGATGAGGCGGCAGATTGTTGTGTTGCTCATGAAGCCTGCTTCCTTTGAGGATGCGAATGAGATATTGTCGAGGTCGACGAACTGTACACCTTCCTCGATATTACCGTAGTAAATGGGGGCGACATTATTAGTTGAGTCGCTTGGAAGCATAGCATTTGAGAATACTTCTACGGGGTATCCCATAAAGAGCCTTTTCGTGGGCTGTGTGGGGTCAGGCTGAAGCACTGACCTGCCGTTATGATCAAGTGCCTTATCAAGTGCATTGAAGCCGTCCTGATTTGTTATGATTTTTGTATTGTAAAGCGCATCAGGGTCGAGATCCACGTTTATGGACTCTTTAAGTGCTTCCCAGCCACTGAGTGTCTTCGCGGTCTTATTTGCTTCGAGCTTAGCCTTCGCCATAGCATTTTCCGTGATAACTGCTTTCTTAGCAAATCTCTTTACGATGTAGTTGATGAGATCATTATCTGTGAGTGAGAGCAGCGTGTTTGAAATCTTGATGAATGCGCCTTTTTCTTTAAGCGACCAGCTCACAGGGGTGAATGCAGGATCAGTCACATATGTGCCGTCAGTACCGTCTGTAAAGTCGATAAGGCCTTCTGTTTCATCATTGTCTGAAGGATAGCTACCTGTGAGAGAAGTGGTCTTCAAATAGCCACATACCTCTCTGAGGCTTCTGAACTGGCGGAGCTTCTCCTTAATCTTTGTGCGAATGTCCTGAGGAAGGATATAGCCCTCACCGTGCTCGCCGTTAGGATATGTTACCGATGGAAGGAGCAGAGCATCTTCTGCTTCTGTAAGCTTCGTTCCCGAGAGCTTCTTGAGGGCTGCACGGATAAAGGAAGCGTTTTCCTTTGCCTTTGTAGCGTCCTTAGCGCCTTCGGTTGCCTGCGAAGCCTGAGGCACCTCGATACCCGCTGAGAGCTTATCAAGAGCCTTCTGCTTCTCGATCTTGTCAGCAAGCTCCTGTGCCTGCTTCTGCATCTTGTCGGCGTTCTCAAGATCGTCCTTGTCGAGATAGTCCTGAGCTGTGTTGATGATTACTGCAAGCTTTGCCTGCATCTCTTCGATTTTCGACATAGTCGTTTTCCTTCTTTCTTTATGTTTTATTTGAGAGCTTCAGGACATCGAGTGACATCTGTAGCTTTCTCTTGTGATTGTTGATATCCTCGTCTTCCTGAGGGATAGGAGACTCGGACTTCTGAGCGCTCTCGCTGATATTCAGGAGAGCGGCAGGAGTGTTCATATACCGCTTGTAGCTGTCTGATACACAGGCAGCTACGGGCTCTGTGTCGAGGAGCTCGATCGCGAAATATTCTGCCGCCTGCTCCGCGGTCAGCCACGTCTCGCGGTCGATCATGCTCTTGATCTTCTCCTCAGTGGTGCCGTTGATCGCGTGCTCCTTGTATACGTTGATAATGGACTGCTCGCAGGCGTTGAGCGCCTCGATCGCCTTTTTGAAATCGTTAGCATTGCCCCAGCATCCGCTCCATGGCTTATGAAGCATGAGCTGCGCATACTTAGGAGCTACGACCTTGTCGCAGGCGAACGGGATTATTCCCGCGATACTTGCGGCAATACCGTCGATGTGTGCGATTTTCTCGCCGGGATATCGAGCAAGTATGCTGTATATAGCCAGACCGCCGAAGACGTCTCCGCCTCCGCTGTTGACATACACATCAAGCTTCTTGTGTCCGCCCCCCTCGGTAGTAAGCTCGGCGAGAAAATCGGCGACGTCCTGAGGGCACTTGTCCTCCTCGAACCACTTGCTGATCCATGTAGCTGAGCAGATGTCGCCGTAAAAGCGAAGCTCTGCGCTCTCATCGTCTGCACTGTCATAGATCATATAGCCGCAGTCCTTGATTGCGCCTGTCTTGTCTTTCTGAGTAAACTGGTACTTTTTCGTTTTTCTCACCTCCTTATAGTGGCGCATATTCTACGCCTTTAGTATTCTTCAGCTCGACGCTGAAAACATGGTCGAAGTTGTAGATGCCGATCCATGCACCCTTCTGCTTGACGATAACAGCCTTGCCGTCGTAAGCGTAGTCGTCCCATTCTCCCTTATCGTAGGAGATAGTCTCACCGCTCTTGAAGGTAATCTCTATTCTGTCAGCGTATTCCATTTACTTGTTGCCTCCTTTATCATACTGTGAGCCGAGCATATCAAGCGGGATAGCTGCGCCGTTGCCGATTATAAGCTTATCGGTGCCCGGTATAAATGGCAGATTTTCACGTTTTCGGGCCTCTGCGATCTGCAAGAAGCCGCCCGTGATACCTGTCTGGTATGCCTTGTAGCGAGCCTCGATGTCCGCTCTGAGGTAGACGTCTGCGTTCGCCTGGATGAACTTTGTCTCCTGATCCTCGGAACTGAGGAGCTTGAACGTCGCCTCCTGCTCGTAAGCAGTGAGAACATTCTGCATCGTGTCGCTGTAGAACGCTCTGTTCTGCTGCTCGATGTTGCTGTATGTACTCTTTTCCATGTCATTGAGCTGGAAGCTCTTGACGCCGAAGGCGTTCGCGATGTGTCGAGTAGTGAGCCCGTTGAGCTCGAAGAACTGCGAGTTCACGAGTTTCGTCTCCAGCTGCTGCACGCCGAAGTCTGTCGGTATCGGTATAACTGTACCGGCGTTCTGAGCACCGGCGAGGTTAGCGAACTTTTTCTTTATCTGAGCACTGCGCACCTTGTCAAGGTCGCCCGTATAGGTGACGATGATAGGGTCCTGCAAGCCGTGACTGTACTTCTCATTCACGACCTGCTGTGCGTATTTTTCCTGACTGAGAACATCGACAAGATACTTTTGTATCGAGTTACCTTTGATGCCGTCAGTCGAGAAGTACTTGTGATGCACTATCCTGTCGGACGTGTATATCACCTGCCGCGAGCTCCGCGGGTCAGTGTACAAGTAGTACACCGAGTTCGGCGAGCTGAGTATGCCCGCATTATCGACTATGATCTCTACATAGTTGCTATCGAGGAGATATACCTCCTCGATCTTGCCGCGTCGGAAGCTGTATACCCAGAACGTATTTCCTGTGCTCAGCCTCTGGAATTCTGACGCCCAGAAAAAGTCGTGGGCCGTCATGAACCTGTTCGGCCGAAGCTTCAGGAGCTTGTTGAGGTAGTGATCCGACTCCTTGGCACCGTCGCCGTCTCTCTCGTATACCTTGAAGGGAACCTTCGCGAGGGCATTGCATCGGATCAGCATACAAGCGTAGTATGTCGCAGCGTTGAGGCTGTTCTTTGCCAGAGCGCTTGAAAAGCCCTGCTTGTCGAAGAATTCATTCAGCTGCTGGATCGTCACGACGCCCGCGGGCTGTTCCTGCTCCGTGTCGGTAGTCGTTCCCTCTGTTGCCTGCTCCGTGGTGGTCTCCACTTCGTCGGCTATCTTTTTTCTGCGCTTGAACAGCGACATCTTATCACCAGCTTTCACTTTCCAGCCACTTGTCCACGTCTACGGGAGCAGTGACGAATACATGATATAAGGCGAGCTTGAATGCGCAGAGAGTAGCGTCTACCGGGTCCACTCGGCGCTTCGTTGCGTCCTTGTCTATCTTGATTAAGCCGTTATTCTTACGGACAACGGCGTTTCCTATCGCATAATTCAACAATGGGTTGTTGATAAATATCACGTTCTGACTGTACACCTGTTCGCGGAAGCCTGCTGTGCTCTCGTTCAGGCTCTTGTGCGACTGATACACTTCCACGACATCGTAGCCTTCATCGCTGAGCTCAAGCATGAGCTTGCTCGCGTTCGCGGGGTCGAAGCACAAAGACTGTATCACAAGTCCCTGTGAACTACAGAAGCCGCGGACATAGTTCATGACGGCGTTCTGATCGACAATCTCGGTATTTGTGACGGTCAGCCAGCCGTTGCGCTCCCATGCGTCATAAGGCATTTTGTCAACGCGGCATCTCTCCATGAGCTTCTCGCGGTTCGGGATAAAGGAGTGCGAGAACAGGATATACTTGACGATGCCGTCTGCGTCCTTGTAGGGAATGATGAAGCTCACCGAAGTGAGGTCTATTTTCGCGGACATATCGAAACCGACGTATACCGGAAGTCCTCTGATATCGACGGGAAGCTCGCTAACCTTGCAGCGGTTCCATTTTGCCATATCCATATAGCCGTTATTCCGCGCCTGCACCCAGACGTTCAGCACCTTGGTGAGGAAGGATATGAGCTTTTCGGGAACTTCCTTCGCGATGACGTAATCATCATGCATGAGCTTGCGGCCTGCCGCATACGATGCGCGAACCGGGTTCGCCATTTCTACAAGCTTGTCGTATGTCTCATCGCTCAGCTCTATGTCTGTGTCTGCCTCGAAGATATCTATGAGATACTCGTCGTTGACGATATCGGGCTTGTCGGGGTCCAGCACGTCACTGCAATACATATACTCCTGCTGATAGCAAGGACAATTGAGGTCTCTGCCGGCAGTGGTAATGATAAGCAGCAGCGGCTCCTTGGTATTGGAGCCGAGCCCAAGGTCGTAGAACTCTGTTGTCGTGTGCTGGTGATACTCGTCAAGGATCAGAAAAGCGGGGTTTGTACCGTCTCCGTTCTGTCCATCCTGCTTGCTGAGAGCGACGATAAAGGAGCCTGTCTTCCGATGCACGACTCTATTTGCCGTGCAGTTAAATTTTCGCGCAAGCGGGCTCCTCTTGAGCATCAGCTTGCACTCGTCAACTATGATCTTGGACTGTTCTCTCTTGGTACCTGCACAGTAGCCCTCATAGTGTTCTCCGTTTCTGGTGCTTCCGCAGGACATCTCATAGAGGGCGACACCGCCGAGCTCCTGAGACTTAGCATTCTTTCTGGCGACCTCCTTGAAGTACTTGGTGAACCTCCGGAGGTTGTCAAATTTCCTCCGCCAGCCGTAGAGCTGGCAGAGGGTAAAGCGCTGTGGGGTAATGAGCTCGATGCTCTTACCGGCGAGGACTCCCTTCGAGTGGCGGAGGTAATGGAACCACTTGACGATAGCCCTCGCCTGCTCCTCGTCCCAGTAGTACGGATAGTTGCTATCAGTATCAAGCTTGTTGAGATCTGCCAGGAAGCGCTGGCAGGCCCATCGGTGCTTTCGGCAGCTTACCCGTCTGCCGTCAATGCACTCTGCCGCGTATCGTTCCAGCTCCTGCCTGATCGTCATCAGATATCGCCGAACTCCTCGGTGATGTCTGCCTCTATCTCCGGCAGCTTCGCCGCTGCGAACTTCAGGCGGCTGTCAATTGATAAGCCACACTGGCGGCCGAACTCACGCATCTCCTTCGCGTGCTTGATCTGTATCTGGATAGCGGGATTAGCTTGATACGGCGACTTTGGATTTTTCGGGGACTCTATGAGCAGTCCCTTTTCCTTGATTTCCTCCTCGGCCTGAAGGTACTTGTCCCAGGCGTTGCAGTAAGCCGCCAGATTGTTAGCGTCAAGATCGCCGAGCATATCCATCTCCGCCATGCTCTCGATCAGTCGGCGATACTCCTTGCGAGCTCTCTTGCTGAGCCACGTCGGAGCTTTGAGGATATACTTCTTAGGCGTGCGGACAAGGTCCTGCTCCGCTTCAAGTCTTGCTCTTCGCTCCTTGGTGAGATCACCTTTCTGTTCGGAGAGCGGCAAGCGGGTTCTTCCCATTCTCTCCTCACTTTCTGCTGTGCAGTTGACTGCACAGGCTTAGAAAAAATTTTTATTTACAATTTTTCAAAAAGAAAACTACCGCAGCGGTTCATTTTGAGAAGGTCGAAAGTTTTCAACATACCCCCCGGGGTAGCGAGTGCCTCCCGGGCAAGTTCGGAAAATGTTTTCAACGCCTCGACAGTCTCCTGATATTCCGCCTCATATAGGCGATGGACGGCTCTGTGGTGAGCCTCGGTAAGATATATCAGATTACTTTGCTGTAATCGCAGTCGGTAGTCGTTTATCAGCGGTACAATGTGATGTACCGTGAATCCATATTCGATTTTTTCCTCGCAGAAAAGACTTATCAAATCCAGCCCGAAACAAGAAGAAATGCACTTGTTTCTTGCTTTTTCCCAGTCTGCTGTGAGGTAGAATTTTTTTATCTCGGCATTATAAGCTCCGAGAGGATTGACTCTGTCTCGCTTGTAGCAACTGCAAGTCTCTCCGACTTGGAGCTTCCAGCCACAACGTGAGCATATCTTTGATAGCATAGCTTTGTGTGCATATCAGCCCGAGCGGCAACTCGGGCTCTCTGACTCTGAAAAAAATCTTTGAAAAGGTGGTGCTTCCGCACTGGTGCAAGCTGAGAGTGCCGACCTCTCCGCGCAGGTGTCCACCCTGCGTTGGTACCGCCGCCTGCATAGCCGCCGAAGCGGCTGTTGATAAGGTTACCGGGCTTACTGCTGCCCTGGTTGCAGAGGCCGGACTCGGACCGGCGACCTCAAGGTTATGAGCCTCGCGAGCTACCACTGCTCCACTCTGCCAGATGCGGGCACTGATGCGCCCGCAAAGGGGATGATAAATTCCGATAAGGAGCGAAAGTAGGCGGAGGCTGCCGAGCGTCTCCGCATACCGTAAAGGAAACGCCCGGTAAGGTAGCCCTACGATGGATCCGCCTGCCTTTCTTATTTTCACTTTATCACCTTTTAAACCAATGTTCAAGGTGGAAAAGTGGTGTCATGTGGTGAATTACAAAAAATATTTTGGATAGTGAGCGGCGAAAAGTTTCAGTGCCTTTTCATGCAGCCTTGTCCGCACCCATTTTGAGTCCTTGATCCCAATAGTTTCTCCTACCTCTTCCCAGCTTCTGCCTCGAATATAGTACTCTCCGAGTAATGCACTCAGTCTATTATCGGGCAAGCTGTGAATTTCTTCGTCAATTCTGCTGAGGAGTTCTTTTCGTTTCCTTATTCTTGCTCTGAGCTTTTCACAGCGATCTTCTGCGTATTCTGTATCGTGCTCCTTTTCAGCATCTTGTAATTCTCCTTCAAGACACTTGATGCTCATGCTTATATCCTTCACTTGCATGAGGTAGTCTTCGGGTGTCATATGCTTGGTCTCCTTTCCGTTTCGATGATTTCACAAGGGGATTTGTTATATTTGCAGCGTGCGCACTTGCCGCGGGCGCGATTGATCTCGACGGCACGGTTCCGAGCCTCGAAGAACTCTTTCTCCGTCTTGTGGAAGGAGCAGAGCTGCCGAGAGCGGGTGCCTGTGCATTGTTCATTCAGTATGCTGCACTTGTTCAACTTCCCAGGTGTCAGGAAGTAGCAGGTCTCTTTTTCGTCGTTCACTCTTCCTCACCTGCCTGACGCTTGGTGAGATCGTAGACGCGGTAGAGTGTCTCGGTAAATACGCGATCATCAACTACTATCGGCATCACGAGACCTGCGAGGCACATACCCTCGTTGACTCCTATCACTCCATCACGGAGCGGCTCCTCGCGATACCAAAATGACAGCAGACCGATATCATCGAAGGGCTTGAGATACTTAGCCTGTATAAAGAATATTCTGCCTCCGCCGACAAGTGGTATAAGCTCCTTGCCGCTCCAGCATATCATGACCTTGAGCCTGTCGAGCTGATACATTCCGTCGATGTTATCCTCCTCGCTGTACTTCATCGTCTCATATTCTTCATACTTGTACTTGTCCCATGCATCATCACTCACGCCGAGCAGTTCCTGCATAGCTGCCTCGTTCAACTGCGGAAGGTTGTAGATCGGATAGAGACTACTGGAGTCTCCTACCCACTGAGCAGCTCGCCCCTGCCTGATCTGCACGGACTTGTGCTGCTTCATGAGCGAGAATAGTTTACTTAGCTTCATTGCTTTCTCCTTTCGGTATCGTTGGAGGGAGTTTCAGATAGTCCTCGATGAGGTTCTTTGCTTCCTCCCAGTCATAGGCTACGGCTGTCAGGTGCCCCGCAGCTCGCAGGGCCCGCAGCCATTTCTTTTGGTTCTCGGTCGGGCGGTTCGGTTTCACCTTCATTTCGATGTACAAACCGATATATCCGCCGTGTGCTGCCGGAAGGCAGACGTCGGGAACGCCGGGCTTGAGCCCCTGCGCTTTCAGCCGCCCTCCTGTCGCCTTGCTCCTCTTGCCCTCGTTAGGGATATGATACATCAGTGAGAGCTCCGGGTATTGTCCTTCGGCAAAGGCTGCCCAGCGGAAGAGGAAGGTCTGCTCGTTTTCTTCTTTCTGTTGCACCATTTAGCTCCTGTCTTGTAGTAGCGGGCGTAGATGTATACGCCGCCGTTTGTATCGTTGTATACCACCTGAGCCTGAGAGAGATGATAGCCCTCATAGAGTTTCTCGAACTCTGCGCGGTTCTCCGTGTCCTTGGCGAGCTCGACGATCTTCCGCTTGCTGAAACGGTTGTCCCTCTGCTTCGGTGGAGGATCAATCAGGTTCCGAGAGCGGGTATACTTTTTCTTGCCTGCGAACTCACGAGCCTGCTTGAGCATATAGCGAGTGAGGGAAGCAATCCCGTTCTCATCGAAGATCAGGATATCCGTTCCGACTATGCCGAGACCCCAGAGCTGAACGAGATCGAATACTGATATCTCTCCGCTCATGATCAGGTGATGATGATATCTGCCTGATCGGGAGCCCTTCTCGGTGACTGCTATGTACTTCAGCTCAGAGAGTCCGTTCCGCTCTCTGTATCTCTTCACCCTGCGCAGGAAGTTCCTCAGCTCACGAGCTGCATCTTCATCAGTCCGAGGAAGATGTTCCTTCGAGTAAGTGAGCTCGACTTTCAGATCGTGATCTGTGAAGTTGGCATTTGCTATCCTGATCAGCTTGCTCTCTGCATAGATATCATTGAGCTTCTGCTGGGTCTCCGAGGTAGGCTTCGCCTTCTTCCTCCTGCAAGGTGCCTTTGTATACACAGGGTATATATTCACCTCCATGTAGTCGCCGCACTCGTATCGGGTCTCTCTATACCAACTTCTCATTTCCTCCGCTCCTCTCGGTGGTTGTAAATATAAGATAGATTACAAGCTCGTATACGCCAGCATCAGGCGCTTGCTTTTTTACTATATAATAGTATAGGTATGCGGCTGCTCAGCTGGCAGCCGCTTCCCTTGATCTCTTAGCAGCGTGCTCAAGGCTCGCCTGCTTCATGTTCCAGTAGCCGCGAGCTGAGTCCTCAGTCATGTACGGAGTGCTGACCTCTGAGCCGCACTTCTCGCACTTCACCGTCACTCTCAGCTCAGCGTCACGCTGGTATTTGACTTTCCTTCCGCCGCAGTAAAAGCAAGGCTTCATTTCCTCACCTCCTCGTCGGGCTCGTCCGTCTTCTGACGTGAGTGCTCCCACTCCTCGTCTGAGACATAGCCCTTGTTATCTGCACAGTAGGCTATGAGGAGCGCTACTGCGATGCTTGCAATTGCCATAAGTAAACCGACTATCAGCTCAGCTTTCGTCATCGTCTCCGCCTCCTATCCATTCATTCCAAGCGATAGCCGCCTGCTCCGCGGTGTCATAGACAGCTACGCCCTTACTGAAAGGTTCACAGCAGTTGAGCCAAACGCCGTACACGAGACCGCAGTCGGAGCAGTATACGAACCATTTTCCTTTATCGTCCTGATGCCGCTCGACGTGCTCTCCGCAGCGGCAGCGTTTCATTTTCGCTGGCTTCATCAGTATTCTCCTTTCAAGATCATTTCCTTCGCGAGAGCTTCCATGCGGCACTCTGTGCCACGATCACAGTTGCGGCACAACCATGCGTATGTACAGCCCGTGTGAATTATCCAGAATAGATCACTTGCTGTCTTCATCGACACCCACCTCAAAATAAAATTTTATAGGTAACGGCACACAAGGGTCATGCACTACCGGATGATCCCCGTCTTGGATTATATCCACTTTTTCAACGATAAGGCCTTCTATATAGACATTATCAAGCTCAAAAAACGGCTGTGCTAACGGACCGGAGAACGAATGCAAAGCTATGAACTCTGCTTTTTCTGAAGTCCGACTACAACACACTGAAATAACTTCAATATTTTCTTCCGGTACCTTGATGTAATATGTTCTGCCCGGCTCGAATTTAATTAAATCTAACGATTTTGCGATTTTGACTATATCCATTTATCTTTTCTCCTTTACGTGTCCTCAGGTTTTGCCTCGGCAAACACATACTGCCCCTCTTGGGTTTGGTAAGTCGTTCCGTCATCGAAGTGAATAGTAATAACGTGCTTATCGTGGAACACTACATCTGTTTCGATATACTCTATATCCTCAGTGGGGTAGTACTTACCTGCGACTACGATATATTTGTGCGAGTGAATATCGCTGTCAGCTACAGATCCGCTCCAACAGCTTTCAGCGAATATTCCTATGAGCACTATCAGAATGACTAATCCTATATAACTAAGCGAAGTTTCCTCGTGCCTCATGCTCGACTCCTCCTAACTCTTTTCCACAGCGGCAGCGTTTCATTTTTGTTGGCTTCATCAGTATTCTCCTTTCAGGATCATATCTGCTGCGAGCTGTGTCATTTCACAGCATATAGGAGCGCCGCATTCATAGCGGGTCTTTCCTCTTTCACAGTCCCAGCAGAAGTACATGAGATATACATATAAGTCCTTGGCGTGGACAAACAGCTTAAATGTTTTCATCGTCAGCTCCTCCGTCCATTCTTGTGCCACAGTTGGGGCAATAGCTGTATCTTGAGTAATGATATGGGAATACATCACCGCAGCTTTCACACTGACAGAATCCGTCAAGGGTTTCACCTGAACATAGCACTTTCACGACATCGTGTGTGTCCCACTTCCCATGCTTTACAACCTGCTGCTGAGCTACCTTGATGCTGAGTATGCAGTATCCTTCTTTGCAGTAATCAGGGTGCCGGAGAACATAGGTCACTTCAGCTTTTATTGTGCGGCCAGTCAGCACCCCACAGTTGATTTCATGGAGGCAAAGAATATCTCCCACTTCAAAAGGACGGTCGTCCTTGCGGACTTCAAATTCCTTGATGCCGTCTCTCACGGCGACGAAGTACTCAGGGAGTATTTTTAGTTCGTGCTGTGTCATGTCATCACTCCCCTTCAAGAAGCTTCTTGGCATCTTCCTCGAAAAGGTCCACCCAGCCGCAGGTGGTTCCGAAGTATGACCTGACACACTGGAGGAACTCCTGGAGCAGCTTCACCTTGGCTTCGAGCTCCTGCGAGTATGTATCTTCCGAGAGCTTCTTTTTCAGTTCCATGATATATGCCTTGATCTCAGGTTCTGTATACCATTTGTCCCCTATAAACATGATCTTGCCTCCTTCGTTCAGCCATGCGGACAAGCAGTCATAGCATGAGTGCATTTTCTCACAGCGCGAGCGCTTCTCCGCGTCTTTGCAGTCTGAGAGTACCTGATATAGGCACTCATCTATTCCTTTGGAGATTTTCGATAAAAGGTCTATCAATGACATCTTACTGATATTATCACGGTTCATGGTCGGCTCCTTTCGCACAGTAAAAGTCGGGAGTGACAGCTGCGAATTGCAGCGTCTGGTGCTCGATATATGCCATAGGGCAGTCGTGCCGATTGAGATATATGCAGTCTTTGCAGCGTACAACTCTGACGTACTTTCTCGGTGGCAGAGGGTTAAGGCGGTTCCAGTCCGCCTTAACCTCGTCGCCGTAGGGGAAGGACGCGGTGCTCTTACCGCAGGAGCTGCACACGGCTTTATAAGTGCGAGACGGTGTCAGACCGTACTCGCGCAACATCTTAGCTCCTAATTCCGTAGGCTCACCGTCTACAATCTCGGCAGTGCCACCGCAGGAGCATTTCCTGAGCTTCATTTTCATTTCGCCCGCCTCCTCTTGAGACGTACTCCGAACTTTTCGTAGTATTCCTGAGCTTCTGCATCGTGCTTCATGCCCATGTAGACACCGTAGCTGACTCCGAGGGAGTTCGCTGCGGCAATGTCGCGGCAGAAGTCCAGTGTCTGACCGGGGATTTCCTTCACTTCGCACTTAGAGCGCTTGTGAGGGGCGACTTCGTAATCATTCATTTTTTGCCCTCCTTGTTCCAAGCTTCGATAGCTCCTTCCGGAGTATCTTTGCTCTCTCCCTGCTTACCGCATATCAGACACGATACATGATATACCGTTCGCAAGCTGATGATATCAAAATGATGCGTAGGTCCTACGAATGTATTTCCGCACTTGCACGGCTTGGGTATCGGCTCATTTATCGTCATCTTCCTCCCCGTCGTCATCGTCATAGTCCGCGTTGCTGCTGCTTGTTATCGGCTTCATGCTGTTGATATCAACAACTCCGCGAGACATCAGGGACTGCTTCGGTATCTCTGCGGGTATCTCGACTCTTTCCTTGATACTATCCTCACATACGTGGAGTATTTCAAGCGCTTTCTTAAAATACTGCTTGCGATCCGCTATATTCTCGGTATCGTTGATAAATTCCACGAGTCCGAGCATATCGCGGTAGACTGTACTGAGCAGCACTTTGAAATTACTCTTATCTGCATTCTCGGGCGGCTTCTCGACTGCTTTCTGGAGCTCTGCCACCTTGGCTTCAAGTGCTTCCTTCTCCTGCTCCGCTTTCCGTATTCTTTCATCAGCGACCTTCTGGAATTTTTTAATTTCTGCCTTCGCCGCTTTTTCTGCTTCAAGTTCCGCATTATCCTTGACTTTCTTAGCTTCAATTCGAGCACTTTCAGCAGATTTTTTATAAAGCTCCGCTTCTGCTGCCGTTGCCGAGAGTTCTTTTTTTGCTTCTTTCAGGGCTGCCTCTGCCTCAGCAAGCTGCTTGACTGTTTTAGGGTCGGGAACTTCTTTGACTTGTGTTGCTACTTCAACATCTTTCGGGGAATTTTCGAGCTCATCAATCTTTTTTTCAAGATTTGATTTTTCCTCCTGAAGGAGGGAGAGCTGCTCGCCCTGCTGCTTGTACTTGTCGAGGAGCTCCTCAAGCTCCCTTGTGGTGATCTTGGCGACGTCCTCGGACTCCATGACCTCAGCACGGTCCTCAGGGTTCGCAGTTGCCAGTAACGCAAGCTTCGTAATGCCAAGCTGTGCATTCGACTGCACAAACTCCT